TTACATGCAGTTAAGAATTGATCGATACTGAAGCCCAACGGGAGCAAATGGGATGTCTTGATCGAAGTCCTGATAGCCACCTTGCGGCTGCTGCATCTGCTGCTGTGGTCGCTGCATCCCGCCACTAGCCTGAGCATAGCTGTTTTGCTGTTGGCGCTGCTGAGGCTGTTGCTGGTATCCTTGCTGCTGCTGGCCTTGCGCTTGCGGAGCGCCAGCTGTGCCAATGAATCCGATTGACGCATCAAGCAGCTCGATGCTGAGCGACAAGCCGTTATTGCCTTGGAATTGCTTGATTCGCTGCTTCTGCCCTGTAACCTCAACGATTGAGCCTGCTACCAATGCTGATTGGTAAAATTCAACCTGTTTTTGCTGCTTTGCAAAAATTACCGTTTCATAATTACACCAGTCATCTTGCTTTGTTTGGCGGTCGTAGTATTTCACGCCACCGCGAATTCCGAACCCCACGCTCTCACCAGCCTGAAACTGCGTAGCGTCCTTGTTCAGCTTGAATGTTACTGTAGTTGCCATTTCCTAACCCTCGTTTATTTCCATTGATCGCCAAATGCGAATCCCAATTGTGCCAGCTTCTCATCCATTGTGGAAATGAAAAGCGGAACCTCTTTTTCGAATCGGTCAAACAGCTCGTTATCAGGCGTGAATGACTGAATGAACAGTCTGTTTTCGACTGAGCCTCGCATACGTGGATCGAAGCTAACAAAGTCCCAGCGCTTCATGCCAGTTACCCACATGCAGAATTGATACTGAACAACATACTCTGGCTTGATCTTTCCATTAAGCAGCGTGTCGATATGCACAGCAGTGGTGTATGGGCATTTAATTTCGACTCCACGGTCATCAGTAAGCCCGTCAGGGCTCACAGCGCAGCGCATGGTTTCATCCTTATAGACCAAGCCACATGTCTCGACAACTTCAAACTCTCGCGCCTCGTAAGCCTCGCGAGCTAATGGCTCATGCTCATGTCCGTACTCTGCCTGCTTGAATTTAACTGACTCCTGAAGTTGTCCGGTGCATACCTGAGCAATCAGCTCGTTCATGTAACCAGACTTACCTTCAGGCGTTACCATTGGCAGCATTCCGCGCACAAAGTCAGTGCAGGATGCCTTGGTTCCGATAAACTCTTTCCCCATGAAGATAACGCGATTCTCTCCGCGCTTTTCCAGTGGCTCAATCTTCAAGTCGTCAGGGAATGGAGCCTGTCGGTCACGCATCAGCACATCAGAGATGCGAGAGGCTGTGATTTCGCCCATTCTGTGACGAAGCCACTCATCAGTTCCCTGCTCAATCTCGAACGTGTTAACTCCGGTAATGCTGTTGACGTAAATCATTTCTGCGCCTCCAGCTTGTTGGCAGCCCACTGCAAAGCCTCATCGTTGATTTCATCGAATGATGAGATAGCCGCTTGCAGCTTGCGAGCCTTGCCAAACCACTCAAAGAACTCAGCATCTGTGCGACCCTGATTGGCAATAGCGTTACGCAATCTATTTAGCTCAAATGCTCTTTCGATAACTTCAACCTTTTGCGGCAAGCGACCATCCATATCCGCATCTGCTGTTGTGATACCGAATGCGCCGATAAACGTGTAGCGCATCAGGTATTGAACCGTTGATCCAATTGCCTGAATTGCGTTCTTGCTGCCGCTGGTGTCTGGTGCTGCAACCATGCTGTTTGATTCGCTGTGGCCTGATTCGTGGCTGACAATGCAGGTGACGCGAATTCCTTTTTCGTGGTCTTGCTCGAATCGGTATGACAGGCCGCAGTCAGAAATAAGCTTGCGAGTCTGCGCGATGATGTCAGACAAAGGGGCGTAAAGGTAGTTATGCCCTTTCTTCATTTTCAGAATCTCAGGGCACTCAGCTTGGAATCTAGCCATCGCAGACAGGAACTCACGCTTTGCGTTACGCTCATCCCATTGCTGTTGCATTGCCATCAGGCGCTCCAGCTTGTCGATGTCTGCGTTGGCATTGATTGCCAGTTCAATCAAGCGCATTGGCTGCTGCGCCTGCATGGTTACAGCCTTGGATTCTTGCTTATCACTCAAAATCAATTCACCGCTCATTCCACATCCTCCACAACAAAAACAGTTTGCAAATCACCATCAATCACCAAGCCACTACCATCGCGGCAAGTCCGCATCAGGTCAAGGCCGCCCATGATTACGTCATCGAATCCAAAGCAGCCTAGTTCGCAGTTTTCCATCACATAACCCCTTTCATGCATCCAATGAATGTGTCGTTGTAGGCATTCCTGATTGCCTTGTCTTGGTTCTCCTTTGCGGAAAATCGAGTCGTTCCGTATATCGCAACAGCCAACTCCACGAAAGCATCACCAGCACCGCTAGCCTGCTCAATAACGAGATCAGCCTGTACGCCAGCTTGGTGAGCTCCCATCACAGCCTGAGCAAACTCTGCTGACAACTTGCACATCTCGACATTTGACTTGCCTTCATCCGCCGCAACACCACCAGCCACACACATCATCACAACTCCAATCAATGCTTTCATCTTCTTTCTCCTATCGGCGACATGCCTTGATGTGGTCATAGTAGCACCATGGCGGATTGAGTCAATACAAAGCGCAATATTTTATGAAACCTTTTATGCTTTACATATATAAATTTATGGCGTACCATTCAATCAACATCAACGAGAGGGCAATCATATGGCAAAGGTAGTTAAAACAGTTCGCATAGAAGAAGATTTGGTTGAAAAGCTCAATGAGATAGCTAAGGCTGAATTTGATGGTAATGCCACTGCTGCGCTAGAGGCTTTCATTGAGCAAGGAATTGCTTTGAGAGAGTTTACGGAGCAAGAGCGCTGGTACATGTATACGAAATCTAAGTCTGTTGTTCACCACTACTCAAAAACACCATTTGACTCACCAGAGGAGTTCAAGAGGACAAGAAGCCTTACAACCGCGCTCTGGATCTAGTGTGTTTAACATCGGGGCCAACTATGCACTGGTACAAGCGAAACATAGGTGACTACTACAAGAAGGCCGGAAGGCTTTCCATGCAGCAGCACGGAGCGTACACGCTTCTTATTGATGCGTGTTATGACAGGGAGCAATTCCCAACAGAAGAACAAGCGATTGAGTGGGTTTGGGCATCAACTGAGGCAGAGATTGAGGCTGTAAGGTTTGTGCTAAGAAAGTTCTTCACTGAGGTTGATGGTGTTTTCGTGCAATCAAGAATAAGCGATGAGCTAACAGACTACAGAGATAAGGCTGATAAGAATAGGCAGATAGCCATTGATAGAGAGGCGAAGCGTAGGGAAAATCGCACGAGTAAGCACGATCCGTGCACGGGAGGTTTGCATAATGAGCACGAATCGCCACCTAACCAAGAACCAGTAACCAGTAACCAAGAACCAAGAACCAATAACGATAAAAACCAAGGCTCGCAAAAGCTCGACTTCTCATCTTGGCCTGGAATGCCTAGTGAGCAGTTGATGAGTGAGTGGAAACAGCTAAGGAAAAGACTAAAGGCTGGCGTAACTCAGACAGTGATTAACAGAACCGGAAAAGAGCTGCACATTGCAGTGAAAGCTGGGTTCACTGTAGACCAATGTTTTGAGCAGTGGGTTTACAAGGGATGGCGTGGATTCGAGGCATCATGGATGATGAGCCAGAAGCCTGATTTACAGCCACAGCAGCAAAGCAAGCAACCGAGAGCATTTGGATCCTGATATGACACCTGAAAAACTTAGTTCTTTTGAAAGTGAGCAGATTTGGCTTGGCACGGTAATCCTGCATGAGCGCGGAGATTTGATAACCGAGCACGGCATTTGCGCAGAGCATTTTTACTCATCAATTCACAAGATGATTTTCACTGCCTGCAATCGCATTCATAACAAGCGCCTTACTGTTGAGGCAACCATGGTTGCCAAAGAGCTTGGCGATATGGATTGCCTTGATATGGCTGGCGGATTCGGTTACATCGCTGAGATATGCAAGAACACAAGCAGGTCAAACGCTAGGCACTACGCAGAAACAATCAAGAAGAAATACCGAGAGCGAACGGCTTGGGCTGTTATGTCTGATGGTGTTGAGGCTGCATCATCCGGTGAGCTTGATGTTGACGCTGTGATATCTGCGCTGATGGCAACAATCACAACAGAATCAAACTACGAGTACGATTCAATGGGGGTGGCTCAGGCTGCAATTGATGAGCTTGAGAGAGCCATGCAAGGCACGTTTCCAGGCGTTATGTTTGGCATAAAGTCGATGGATGATGCCACGGGTGGCGCACACAACTCAGACCTAGTTGTTATCGCCGCAAAACCTGCTATGGGCAAAACAGCCATGTTGCTAAACATGATGATCAACGCCATGAATGACGGGCATAGCATCGGGTTCATTTCTGCTGAAATGCCAGTCGGACAGATTGGTATGCGAATAGCCTGCACAAACGGAAGCGTAGAAGCTCACAAGGCAAGAAAGGGCGAGCTTGATGATTGTGGGTTCAATAACTTCTCTCGCGGGCTGTCTGTTCTTCATAGTGTGAATTTGCAGGTTTACGAGAAGTCAGCACCAAGCATTGCGGAAGTGGAACGTATGGCTAAGAAGTGGAAACACCACAAAGGAATTAAGGCGCTTTATGTTGACTACATCCAGCGCATAAAGGGGAGCAACCCATCAGCGCAACGCTGGGAGCAGGTCGGTGAGGTTGTCATGCGCCTAAAGGACTTGGCCCGCGAGCTTGATATCCCTGTAATTTGCCTTGCGCAGGTAAACCGAGGTGTTGACACAAGGGGTGATAAGCGACCAGAGCTTGGTGATATCGCAAACTCCGCTGAAATTGAGAAAGAAGCAGACCAGATAATGACCTTGTACCGTGACGAGGTTTATCATGACGATACACCTGATCGCGGAGTTGCTGAGGTGGACTTCAAGAAGAATCGACACGGCCCAACTGGCATGTTAAGAGTTCAGTGGAAAGCACCTTACATGCGGTTCTGTGACTTTGCAGAGCAATACTGATATGAAACAACACACCGAATCACTCATTTCATACGTCATGGAATGGAGTGGTAAGAGCCGAGATGAAGCGATAGAGTGGCTGGATAGAAACCTACCGAGATTGAAAGGAGATTAGGATGAGCAAAGTAACTGATTTCATGTTTAACAATATCAAGCAACACCTGATGAAACTTGGACTTGACGAAGGTAATGCCAACTGGTGCTCCAGAAAAGGTGTTGAGCACTTCGAGAAAACGGTTGGAAGCAGCAAGAATCCATTTAATGACGCCTGCGCTTATGCTGGGATGATGGCTGAACAGCGAAGCATTAGGTTCAAGTACGTAGCGCCAAAAGGCCAGTCGCGACCAAGAAGCAAGAAGCCACAGGAAGCATTTGATTTTGGAGCGTGACATGAAGCCACAATCAGAGATGGAAAAAATCGCAACTCGCAGGATTGCCAAGGCGATCATAGAGCAAGCTGACATGGAGGGGTGGCGAAAGCTGAAAGATGAATCGCAGGTTGCCGCAAAGGTTAGCCAGGCAGTGGCGCGGCACTCAAGCCAGCATGGGATTCACCCGCTGTTTATCAAGTCAAGCATTATGCGAATTCAGAGGGGTATGGAATGAAAATCAATCTTGAAGACTGCCAGAAAAAATACCGAGTTATCTACGCTGACCCAGCATGGGATTTCAAATCAAAAAAATCTGGCGGCAGCATGAAAAGCGGTGCATCACAGAAATACACCACTACACCAATTGATCGAATGAAGGTGTTACCAGT